GAACAACGCTATGAGTTTGAAAAAGCTCCTGAGATAACTAATCTTAGAGAAGGTATTGAATACTTCTTTACTAAAGTTATTGACGAGGAAGTATATCCAGAAGTCATGGAACTAGTTATGGAAGGCGTTCCTGTAATGGAGATAGTGCAAACTATTTTATTTTCAGGATTCGACAAAGGCTTATGGAACCCTGATCTTATGATGTTACTAGCTGAACCAGCTACCTACATTATTATGGGACTTGCTGAAAGAGCAGGAATTGAATATGTAATATATGCAGAGGAAGAAGAAGAACAGGAAGCTGAAGATGAAGCCACAGGCAAGACTGTAGCAATGGCAGCATCAAAGCCTAATATACCAAGAGGTGCTATACCCGAAGAAATACAGCAGAAGATAGATGAGATTCCTGAAGATAGCCTAATGGCTCCAAAAGAAAAAAGTTTGTTAGAGGGATAGAAAATGTCAATTGAATCAGTTTTTAGTAAATTACAAACACAGCGAAGAAAGCAGTATGAAGATATTGCAAAACGTAGAAGCCGTGAAGCTGTTGTAGATACCTTTGCTAATGTAGGCGGTACTCTTTTAAAAGGAGTTATTAACGATACATTGAGAGAACGTACTACTAATTTTATTAACTCTGCCCCTGTTATGAATGAGCGTATGCAGTTTAAAGTAGCTGACGCTAACAGAAACCGAATACAAGCTGTACAAAATAAAATTGATAATTCTGGTAAATCAACTTCTGAATATTTCTTTGATACTTATAGAGGATCGTTTGAAGAACAGATTAAAGATCAATTGGCTGAAAGAAAAGGAGAAGATTGGAGAGACATAGCATCTAATCCTGATGTATACGATGCTCAGATAACTACTCAAATGAGAGGTTTAGCAGAGGCTCTTGCAGCAAATCATAATGAGGCTTATGCTCTTGCACAACAAGTAGGAACTACTGATGATTTTAATGCTGTTGTTTCTTTAGCTACTAAAAATGCCAGACCAGCAAATGTTGGAAGTTTCCTTAGTCGTGGTATACGTAGTATGTACACAGGAAAAACTAAAGAAGATTATGATCTAGAAGCAGTAGAGGCTATTACTAACGGGCCACTTTCTAAAAATGCTACAGCCTTAAATGATTTTATGGAACAGTATGAAGAAACTAAAGATGTTGTTAATGCTTATAATTATACATATTTTGTAAATCAATTAGATGAACCTGAAACAAAAGAAAAAGTAGATGTATCAAATGATACAATTACTGTAAATGATAAAGTTGTAAAACGCACAACTACAAAAACAACAAATATATTTACAGGTGAAACGTCAGAAGATATAGCAGTAGTAGAACTTTTAGATTTAAATGTAGATGGGGTTGATGGTTTATCAAAACTAGCTACTGAACTTCGTACTAGGTTTGACCATCAAAAAGAAGCAGGCACAGATTTTAATGCTGATGGAAGAAGAGAGTTAGTAACCTTAGTAAATAAACAAGGTATAGATATAACTAACATTAGGACAGGAGTAGAATATTCTAAGGTTGGTAAGATCTATAGTACATTATTAGAACGAGAAGATTTAATTAAAGATGATATAAAAGCAGCAGAACGTCAAGGTATAGTAGATATTCTAGCCACTGAAATGGGGGATATTGATGGTATTATTGCTAGGCTTATGGACATTGAAAATGAAGATGAAAAAATGACAGAAATGAGAAAAGTAATGAACGATTATTTTGGTATTCTACAGCTTGTTGATGGCGAAGAGTTTAATCGACAAGGAAGATAAGGACTAGTTATGCCTAGAACAGTCATATTAGCTAATGGTAGAAAAATAAATAATGTCCCTGATGACGTTAGCGATGAAGAATTGTCAGAAATTTATAAGGTAGAAAAACAAGATGAAGAAGTTGCTGAAGTCTCACAGCCTGTAGTAGAAACTAAAGAGGAAGACGATAAAAGTTTTCTAGAAAGTGCTAAGGAAGTAGGAACAGATCTACAAAGAGTAGCAGCTAGAACAGCTACTAGTTTAATTAAGCCTTTTGTAGGTAGAATGCTGCCTGATGATTTAAATGAAGAGCAGCAAAAAGCTGCTGAAACCATGATGTCTTCAGCTGTAGGATCTACATTAGCAGGAGATACTTCTGGAAAACTTATAGATCCTGAAACAGGAAAGATAGCTGATACTGAAACCGTACCGGGAATGGTAGCTGAAATAGTTCCTTATGTTGCAGTAGGTTCTAAAGTACAAGCAGCTAAAGCAATACAAGCACTGCCTAGAGTAGTACAAGGTCTTGCTACTGGTGTAATTACTGATCAATTACTATCTGATCCTGAAGAAAATGTATTTAATTTGGTTCAAGATATGTTTCCTGAAAGCCCAATAGTAACTGATTACATAGCTTTTATGGCTGCTGATGAAGAAGATTCCGAAGTTGTGCAGCGACTTAAATTAGTCGGAGAAGGATTAGGAATAGGATTATTAGGAGAAGTTCTACTAGGCGGTGGTAAAGGAGCTATAACACTAGCTAAGAAATCTAGAGAAATGTTTAAGAAAAGTTATACCGATCTTAGCCCCGAAGAACAGGGAGAAATCTTCGTTGATTTTTTAAAGGACACCAAAGAAACTGCAGGATTAAAAAATCGAGAAGATAAGATAGAGTTTAACGAAACGCCTGAAGGAGCTGCTCAAGTAAGACAACAGCAAAGCAGTAGACTAAACAGGTTCTTTAGACAAGTGTTTACCTCGCGTGGTTACTTTACTCCCAAAGCTCAGAGTGCTTTTGATGATGCTGAGTATGCCCAAAGAGCAGCAGTGTCTAGGGCAGAACATATATCACGTAGACTTACTACAGCTATAGATGAAGTAATTAAAACTACAGATGATTCTACAATAACAGAAAGAGTACAAGAAGCTTTATCATCAGAAAGGCTGAAGAACGTTATGCAGCCTGATCGTAAAACTACTTTAATGGATATTCAAGACGAGTTTGGATTTACTTCAGATGTTGCAGAAGAAGTACTTAATGCTAGACAACTTATAGATGATTTATCTAGAGATATAACAGGCAGTTCTATTCTTCCTTTGAAGGTTAAAGAACTAGTTAATGAGAATGTAGGATCTTACATGCGAAGATCTTATAAACTGTTTGAAGATACAGGATACACACCTGCCGATGATGTACTGAATGACGCAAAAGAATATATTGCTAATCAAAAACTTTTAAAAGATCCTAATATGAGTGAGCTAAAAGCTTACGAAGAAGCAAATGATGTTGTAGACGATATACTAGATCAAGGAGGATTTTCTGATCGCTCTGCTGCTGGCGATTACTGTGTTAAAGTAAAGAGGATTAATAAAGAAATACTAGAAGGTAAAAAAGAAATAGCACCTGAAATTAGAGCTTTGATGGGAGAGATAGAAGATCCTGCTGATAATATTGTTTTAACAGTAAGTAAGATGGCTAGGTTTGCAGAGACTAGTAAGTTCTACAATAATCTAGATAGGCTTGGTCAACAAGGAGATTATATTCTTGACAAATCAGCTAAACGTCCTAGAGATTTTGTAAAAATTACAGGTACTAACTCTAAACTAGACGGTAAATATACTACGCCTGAAATATTTACAGCAATAAAAAATAAAGAGTCTAACTTAGGGCTAACTGAAGGCGAAGGTTTTCTTGCTAATGGTTATAGAAACTTCTTAGCATTAAAGGGAGGATCACAAGCAGCTAAGACTGTATACAGTGTAACTACGCATGCTAGAAACTTATTAGGTGCTGTTCAGTTTGGATCTGCTAATGGCCTAAATCCTTTTGCAAATATAGGAGCTACAGGTAAAGTACTTCTTAATCAGATAGCAAGAGCAGGAGATACTAATTTAGATGAAGCTTATGAAAAATACCAACGCTTAGGAATTATAAATACTAACGTTAAGGTAGGCGAGTTCAGAGCTTTGATGGACTCTGATTATGATGTCATGCTTAACCCTGACAAATTGTCTAAGAAATTAGGTAAGGGATATGGTAGAGCTGTAGATGGCATACAAGATTTATATGTAGCTACTGATGATATGTTTAAAGTAAATGCATACCATCAAGAATTAGATACTTTAAAGAGAGCATTTCCTAAGTACACAACAGATAAACAAATAGCTATCTTAGAAGAGAAGGCAGCAGAAACAATACGTAATACATTCCCTAACTATGACAGAGTTCCTAAAGGAATAAAAGCTTTAAGAGAATTACCTGTTGGTAGTTTTGTTAGTTTTCCTGCTGAGATATTACGTACTTCAGGTAATATTGTTAGGCAATCAATAAAAGAAATAGGTTCAGGAAGTGATGTACTGGCTGCTAGAGGTAGGGCTAGACTAGCTGGATTTGCAGCTACTAATAGTGTATGGGCAGCTGCAGGAGCTACTTCAGCTAAACTAGCAGGATTTAATGACGATCAAAGAAAATCTATTGAAGACCTGACTACTACTCCGTGGTCTAAAGATGCACCTAAATTATTTTTAAAAATTGATGACGAAATATACACAGCTGATACTCAGTTTCTAGATAGTTATAGTGTTATAAAAGAACCATTGTTAGCTGCTTACCGTGAAATTAATGAAGGCAGGTTACAAGGAGAATCTGCAGATAAATACATAAGAGATGCAATGCTAGGCTCCGCTCAGGTTCTGTTAAAACCTTTTGTAGATGAAACCATTCTAACAAAATCATTAACCGATGTAGCTTACGCATATCAATCTGGAAATGGTAGAACCCCTGAAGGTAAGCCTATCTTCACTCCGGGGTTATCAAATGCAGAAAAAGGCATCGGGGCACTTCAACATGTACTAAGCAGTTGGGTTCCCGGAGCAACTATTCAGGCTAAAAATATATTTGAAGGAATAGCTGAAGTCCCTAATAAGTATACAGGAAATACTAGACCTACTACTGCTGAAGTAGCAGCTACATTTTTGGGTGTTAGGTTCACACCAGTTGATGCTAAAAATATATTAGGGTTTGCTGCTGGAGACTATACAAGAGCGAACACAAATCTAGTAGGTATTAGTGCTGACTATAGAACTAAAGGTGAAAAAATTGTTAATCAATATGTAAATAAAGAAAAAGAAAGATACAGAAATGCTCAAGAATTTTATACAAAAGTACAAGCATCCGTAGAAGTTGTAGGTAGAGCAAAGACTGCAAAATTTTTAAAAGATTCAGGGATGTCAAGTAAAGCAGCTGGTAGATTTTTAGCTGGTAAATATTTTCCTGAGAAGGTATCTACTGATCTTATAAGAGGAGTGATAGAAAAGACACCACTTGGACCTGATGAAACAGCGTCTAGTATTGCTAGAGATTTAAACATTAAACGTGCTTCTATGATAGGTACGCATTTAAATAACCCTGATAAAGATTCGATACTAAGAAGAGGTATGTTTGCTATAGGTGGTGAAGTCACTGATGTACCTCAAGCACCTGAAGAGCCTGATGAGCGCATAGATCGCATGACAGGTATGCCTTATAACCTTCAAGCTGGAGGGGCTTTCATAGATGAAGAAGAACGTGAAGCCTTCGGTGCAGGTGGTGCTGTTGTTAAAGCAATTGCTAATGTTATAAAACAATATTCTAAGAAAGGTGTATCTGAAGAGAACGCACTACAGGCTGCAGAAAATATAGTAAAGACTGCAGATGAAACTAAGTATCTAGATCCTGATGCCTCTACAGATAATCCTAGATACGAACGCTTCCTAAGAGATGAAGTAAGAGTCTTGTTAGATGAAAAGCACACTCCAATACCTCAAGAAATACTTGATCAGGTAGACGGTAATGTTAACAGCCCTGAGTTTTCTAGACTAAGGGGATACACTGATGATGAAATTAAAACCTTTGAGAATACAGGAACGCTTGCTGCATCTTTAAGTAAGCAGCCTGATTTAGGTGACATGCAAGCAATGACATCTAACATTACTAACGAGCTAGACAACATTAAAGCTAGAGATTTTGTTTATGATGATGAAGAAGCAGCACAGCTTTATCCTAAGTATGTAGCTCTTAATGAGCAGCTTGATATGAATAAAGTATTAAAGGATGAAGGTATAGAAGAATATGCTGCAGAAATAAACAACATCAAAATGGAGTATGCTGACGCAATCAATAACGCTGATAGGGAAGGAAAAGACTTAGCAGAGCTGTTAGCAGAACAAGATAGTAGGATTAAAGAAGTTACTAGTTACTATATAAAGCCCTCCAACGATACTATAAAGACAAACTTAGCAGATGAAATAAATAAATTATCCCCGGAAGAAAAGGTAATGTTTGAGGAATTAAATAAAGACATGCCGGGAAATACTAGAATAGAAGTAGATGAGATTAGTACTGCGCGTACTGCTCAAGAGTTTGTAGAAGACTCCGCAGAAAAACAACCTGTCTACAGAGGAACTTCTAGTGGTATAGATTATGATTATGATATTGCATTTGCTTTTCCTAGAGAACTAGGAGTACACGTAGGAACTTTCGGACAAGCTAATGAGATAGTATTAAAATCTATGGACAATGATTCTTACAAGTTTGCTGAAAGATATTTAGATGATGAAGTATTAGATGAAATATTTACTACTACTGCACCTACAGAAGGTATACCCGTTTCATTAAAGAAAGGATACATTAACGTTAAGAATCCTTTGGTGGTAGAAGCTGACTTTGGAATGTGGGATGCGCTTAGTATTGCTACTGATTCTAAGAACAGACAGGATTTATTAGGAGCTATGGAGGCCCACTTTAAAGACACAGGGGAGGACGTAGGCTTTGGTGTAATAAATAAATTCCTAGACGATATAGGCAGCTATAAGTTTACAGATGAGTATGGCTCTGAGTTACTCAAAGGTAACGAAAGTTTCAGGGGCGATATTGTAAAAGCAAATATCAACAAACAGCTTAGGAATATATTAAATAAAGTATACGGTTTCGATAGTATCAAATATAAAAACACAGGAGAGAAGGCATACAAAGACGTAGAAGATTATTCATATATACTCTTTGAGCCTCAGCAGTTTAAGAATGTTAACGCTACCTCGTTTGATCCTGATGATCCTAGAGAGTTATTCTCAGCAGGAGGGTTAAACTCACGCCAGAAATACGGAGGAGGTGGTTTATTACTCAAAGCTTTAGCTAAACATTTTGCTAAGAATATACCTGATGAAGAAGTTGCTAGGAATGTAATGCCAGCACCTCAAAGGTTCTTTGATCCTAAGAGTAAAGAGTTTAAACCCTTTATAGGAGACATGGGTGAACAACCCGGAGGGCGATACTTACAGATGGGCGAAGGTTCTCCTAAAGATATTACAGGAGAATATCCAGAGCAGGCTGTAATTGGAGTTACTTCAGAGGGTAAACCTGTAATGAAAGTCTCAAAGAACCTTTTAGAAGGAGAGACAGCTACAGAAGGAAGAAAGATAAAAACTAATCTGTTTAAAAAGAAAGCAGGATGGAAGTGGACAGAAGCTCCTGAAGGATTTGATCCTAATCCTCCATCTAACTTCCCTTTGGTTTCTGTCGAGGATGGTAAGCAACACTACTATACTTTAAGAACAGAGTTCCCTAAAGGAGTAGAGCTTTCTAGATACGAGAAGTCTGCATCAGAGCCTAGACTAAGACCTACCAAAAAAGGAAAGGTTTATTTAGGTGATAAGGTAGGAGAAATAAGTGTTCGAGGTAAGTCTCATCCTGTGTATGATCAGATAAAAGTATTGGGAGCAGCTGGAGCTGCAGTAGGAGCAGCCCTGCAAGAAGAAGATTCTAGAGAGGCTCTCTCTGTAGGAGGTTTCTTAGAAAAACAATTTGAAAAGCTTCTTAATAAAGGTGCAGCAATGCGTGGTCTTAATGGAAGAGATCTACGAGAGCATGAAAAAGAAGTAGCTACTTTTTTAAACGCAGCTATTGATAGAGGAGAGATACCGGAAGACTTCAGAGTTCCTACAGACGAAGCAGGGTTTGGAGATTTTAGCGCACCTTTCAACAACGAGGTTTGGAATGTAGCCAATCATGCTTACTTATCTTATAAGCATGGAGATAGCTTTATTAATAGAGCTTTACTACAAGGTAAAGAACTAGGTCAGGCATTATTTAGAGATGATGCTAAAACTGAAACAACAGATATGATTAACAATGCATATGGCTTTTCGCTACGTGACCTTGCAGATGATGAGCTGGATGCCCAGCGTATGATAATACAATCCTTTCACGATGTGAAAAATAAACTGCAAAGAGGTGAGCATTTAAAATATGGAGTTGATCCTATCTACAATGTTAACGAAACAAAAGAAGTAATAATGAGAAACCCAATGTTCACTAAGTATGGTAGATCAGGGCTATAATTGTATGGAACTAACCGATTTATTAATCAGACATGAAGGCATGAAGACAATGCCCTACCGCTGCACCTCAGATAAGTTAACTATAGGTGTAGGCAGAAATCTAGAAGACTGTGGTATTACTGAAGAGGAAGCCCTGTACCTTCTAAAGAATGATATAGCAAAGTTTGATAGTGAGTTAACATCTCGTTTCGATTTCTATAGTTCTTTAGAAGGGGCTAGGAAAGATGCCATTCTTAACATGGCTTTTAATATGGGTGTGCCTACGCTGGCTAAGTTTGTTAAAGCTCTAGACTTTATGGCTAAAGAAATGTATGACAAAGCAGCTGATGAGTTTTTAAATTCTAGGTGGAGTAGGCAAGTGGGCCAAAGAGCTGTTGAAGTAAGCACCATGATTAGGACCAATCAGTACCCTACCTAATAGTAGAAGTTACTGTTTTTATTTCTTTCGATAAAGAAATTGCAGCATCTTTAAATTTATGATCCATAAAATTATGAATACTTTTAACTAAAGATGCTTCAAATTTATTACGAAATACATCATCTATTTTTTCAAAAGGTAACTCGGAATACTCAATGTAAAAGTTTCCGTCTGTACCTACTTGTACTGCCATAGATATTATATTAGCTGTCTTCACGCAAACGTAATCCCTTCTTGATTACCTCTAAGACCAGCCTTCATGTAAGCTGTGGCTCTTCCTTCAAAGAAGTTCTGATGTTCTACTCCTAGTACATCATCTAACCAATCCAGAGGGTTATCTTTTACATTATAGTTAGGCTTTAATCCTAGCTGTAGTAATCGTCTATCAGCAATATAGTGTACATAGTCTGACATTTGCTTTCGTGTAAGACCGGGAATGTCTCCCATCTCAAACACTAAATCTAAAAACTTTTGCTCTAGTTCTACCATGTCTCTACATGATTGATAAATTTCTTTCTTAAAATCATCTGTCCATATCTCAATGTTTTCTTGTATAAATTCTCTAAATAATTTAGTCATCGCCTCTACGTGTAGCGACTCATCTTTTATACTATAACTAACAATTTGTCCCATCCCTTTCATCTTGCCAAATCTAGGGAAGTTTAACAATATAACAAAACTAGAGAACAGTTGAAGTCCCTCAGTAAAGGCACTGTATACAGCCAAGTTTTTAGCTATAGAAGTTTTATCCTTCAAAGATATTTTTAAGTTATGTATATACTCATGCTTATCTGACATCTCTTCATACTCTGCAAATGCTTTGTACTCAGTCTCAGGCATGCCCACAGTATCAAGAAGAAGGCTATAGGCATGTTGATGTATAGACTCCATGTTTGCAAATGAACCCATCATCATACGAGCTTCAGGTTTCTTAAAGATCTTCATGTATCTATCTACATAACCTGCCCCTACATCTACATCAGACTGAGTAAACAATCTAAATATTTGTGTAAGTAAATTCTTTTCTAGATCAGACATGTCTTGCCAATCTTTAACGTCATTATGTAGTGGTACATCTTCTGGGAACCAATGCATCTGGTTCTGTTGAAAATAGTAGTCAAACATCCACGGGTAATCAAAAGGTTTATAGTACTCTCTTGTTGTTAATAGGCTCACTTATCTCACTCCTTTGGTAAATATACTAGCACAGTCGCTCCACATTTAGGACAACTTAAATTAGTTACCATACAATACGGATCGTCCTCATCGTCTATGTCGTGATCTCCACCCCATATTAATTCTGACTCACAATGCCAGCAGTTCATATTATCCCTCGCAACTTAAACATCCTTCGTCTTCTAGATTAATTTTAGGTATTTTAATATTAACATTCTCGACTCCTCGCGCTGCATCTGATCTTAAATAGTACATTGATTTAAGATTCTTAGCACCTGCCCAATGTACATCATTCACATACTGTAAATATTCATTATGAGTTTCTTGATCAGCTGTAGACTTAGGAGGAATAAAGAATAAGTTAACGCTCTGGCTTTGACAGATATACTTCTGTCTACTAGAGGCATGTTCAATAATCCAAATCTGATTTAACTCAGGAGCTGTCTTGAATACTTCTTTAATTTCGTTAGACAGTATATCTAACTGCTGTACGGAACCATCGTGTGCAGCTATATTCTTCCAAGCTTTCTCGCGCTCTGCTTTAGTAGTAATTAATTCATTAAGAACCTTATCTAAGTACTTATTCTTTACCCTAAAGCTACCAGATAAAGTCTTATGAGTAAAAGTGTTTGCTCTGAAAGGCTCTATGGAAGGACTAGTAACTCCACATATAATAGAACTAGAGGCGTTAGGAGCAACAGCAAGTAAGTGTGCGTTACGCTTACCACTCCCTGTCATATCAGGAGCTTCACCTCTATCCACAGCTAAACTACGTGAGGCAGCAGCAGCTCGATCTTTTATAAGTGAAAAAGATTTATGATTAAATGAGGCAGCATACATACCCTCAAAAGATATGCTATTTTTCTGAAGATAACTATGGAATCCCATAGCCCCTAGCCCTAAAGATCTTTCACGATAAGCAGAATAAGCAGCTTTAATATAACCTGACCTGTCTTTTCTACAGCAAGTTTTAAACTGTTCAAAGCTTAAAGATTTATCTTTCATGTATTCATTATGATTTGGAAAGCTACCGTCCACTACATAGTCAATAAAATGCTGTAGTACATTATCAAGCATAGTTATAAGATCAGGTATAAATGTATCAAGATCAGACCATTCATCAAAGTACTCAAGATTAACACTTGAGAGGCAGCACACTGCCGTCCGTTCATCATTGGTTGCTAGTGTTATCTCTGAACATAGATTGCTTTGCTTAATATCAAGACCTAAAGCCTTCTGTTCTTCTGGCATGTCTTCATTACAATTATCTATATTTACTATATAAGGCTCACCTGTTTCTGCCCTAGTGGATATTAATTTCCACCATAAATCTCTAGCTGATATTGTCTTGATAGCTGTATTGGTTTTAGGATCTATCAATCTCCAATCCTTATCATGCTTTACAGCATCCAAGAAGGCGTTGGTAATGTTAACTCCGTTGTGAAGATTCAAACATTTTCTATTTATATCTCCACCTGTAGTCTTACGCATGTCTATAAACTCTTCAATCTCTGGATGAGATATATTCATGTAAGCAGCATAGCTTCCTCTTCGGGTAACGCCCTGATTGAAAGCTAACATCTGGCTATCTACAACATGCATGAAGGGTATTGCACCAGTAGACTTACTGCCGTTAGAAGTATCCACCCCATTACTACGAATATCGCCCCAATATCCACCAATGCCTCCACCTCCACTTGCCAGCCATATGTTTTCATCATAATGATTAGATAACCCATAACGGGAATCAGGTACATAATTAAGAAAGCAGCTGATAGGAAGCCCACGGCTGGTTCCCCCGTTGCTAAGGATAGGAGTGCTAAACATAAACCAAAGTTTGCTACTGTAGTCATAAAGCCGTTGTGCCAAAGCATAGTCAGTATTCTCATTATAAGTTGCTCCAAATATAGCTGCCCTTGCAAAAGCTTCTTGTGCATGATCTTCATTTTCCCAGAAGTATCTATCCTTTAAGGTTGCTATGGCAAAGTCACCAAGTAAAGATTCTCTTTCGTAATCTATTTTTATTCCTTTGTAATCTTGTATTCCTATTTTAGTTGTCACTGTTTGCTCCTTTGAAATAATTGTTCTCCTGAATAAAATTTAACATCCTATCTTCATACCATCTTGCCTTGTACAAATCTTCTTCCAGATTTTTATACGTAAACCTCCATCTATACTTGAGGCTGTTGCCTCGAAGGTATCCTACATATTCTTCGGGAGTAAGCATGCTTTCAATAGCTTCGATGCATTCTACTTTTCCGTTGTTGTAATGCACCGGATTGTTTACTACATCGCTCATTCTGTTTCCTTTTCTATTTTAAAGTATTCTTTTTTAAACTGTTCGCTTTCCCTAAACTTTTTATCTACCCAGTTATCAGGGATACTTTCTTCACTGAACCATTGGAATCCATTTATACTTGCCCATTCACCGTGGCTTCGTTTAGTACCATCTTTACGTCTTTTAGCTTGAGGCATAGGAGCTGAGGGGTCCATGAATAAAAACACCAGTTCTACATTAGGAGGTAGCATTT